CCCATGTTTATGGTAAATCCACCACCACCGCCGCCCCCTTGTCCACCGCCGCCGCCGCCGCCCATCATGCCGCCCATTCCACTACCAAACGCCATTCCGCCAATGTTCGACAACGAACCGCCGATAGCGGCCATCATAGGATCAGGTTGAGCAGCAACTTGAGCAGCAGCCATGTCTCGCTGGTACTGGAACTGATTCTCTTGCAGCGAAAGATTTATCCGCTGAGTCGGCGTGATGAACATGCTGCTCACCGAGAAGGGTTGCGCCATGCCCATCGTACGCTGCTGCTGGATAAAGTTCTGCGCCTGAGCAAGACCTTGATTCTGAATCTGCATCGCTGTCAGACCAAAGTCGCGAGCGAGCAAATTTGTTCGAATGCCTTCTGACTCTTTGAATCCTCCACCAACCGCCCGACCAGCGACAGCTCGTTGAAGCTGCGATTGAACATCTTGATCAACCTCGCCACGCAATCTTGAGCCAATAGTCTTTCCAGCCTGTTGAATCAACTGGTCATAGCCAGGAATCGCACGGCGAAGCTGAGTTTCAAGCAATGACTGTTCGGCGGATGTCGTCTTTTCCGCCAGTTTGGTGGCAGGCTCAAGCGCGGCAATGTTTTGCCGGATAGCGTTGGCCTGCTCCTGCTCGAAGTTGATCGGCTTCAGCTCAGGCACCTTTGGCTTGCGTCCGCCGAAAAGCCCACCGAGCAAACTACCGGCAGCGGAGATTCCCGCTCCACCCAAAATTGCAGCTCCAAGTCCTATTGCCATAAATTATCCTTTTGGTTCAGAACCATTGCGAGAATCCACCGCCATTCAATCCTACACCGACCATGCGTATCGTTGCGACAGCGTCGCCCAGATACTGCATCGTCTGCTCCTGCACAGCTTGAACCGCTTTGGCTTCGTAGGCCACTGCTTCCTGAATCAAATCGTTCTCTTCCTTTCGAATCGCCATGACCATCAGCTTGATGGCATCAGCGCACGGAGGAATAAGGTAGTCATTGACGCTCGTCGCGTTGATGTGGCGCATCTTCGCCATGACCGTCACCGGCTTATCCTCGTCGTTGTTACAACGATCTGTCAGGTAACTGCGACGATACTGCGGCAAAGTTTCATCAGGGTCGTAAACTGCCAGATCCGTTTCCAGAGCGGTCGTCGCATCGTACTCGTACAAGCGGCTGACCGTGTTCGTGGCCTCACGAATGACGCCGGTCAGTTCGATAAATTTCTTGGTAGACTGAACGTACGGCAAAGCGAGCGTCAGCTTTTCTCCGTCAATCCACGCGCCACCGGACTGCGTTCGAATCCACTGACCGTTCTGATCGACACCTTGCAGCGTGATGGTTTTGCCGACATCCGAAGCGTCGCCAGGGTAGACTCGAAGATAGCTGTTAGTACCGCCAGACATGTCGCGGTAAGAAACCACAGTACCACGATCAATAAGCTGCTTCCCAACGCACACTTGATTGCCATTGAGAAGTCCATATCCGGTTTCCTGAAACTCGAACCATTGATTGCGAACCGTTCCGACTCCGCAGCAGTCAGCTACAGCCTCGATGGTTTCGATCTGTCGCGGCCAAGTGATGCAGCCACCTACGGTGTGAATCGTGAAGCGTCCGTACGCTCCAGCCCACAACCCCTTGTGTAGAAGCCTTCGACACGCCTGATTGATGTAATCATAAACGCGCTGATCATCGACACATGTGCCGATGACCCGAGCGATTGTGGAGCGAATGTCCTGAACGATTAGCTTCATTTGGTGTAGTAGACTCGGCCAGTTCGCTTGATAAAGTAAACACCGTAAAACGGCGGCAGGTTGTTATGGGCCGCATCACCCCCAGTGGATGAGGTGGCTACATTCGCTGTAGTTCCATACTGAACACCGTTGGCTCCGCCGTTATTTGCATCCGCAGTTACAAGCGGGAAGAAGTTGTGAGCGTGGGCAGGCATCTCAGGAACTGTCAGCGTGTGCTTGTCCTCGCCGACAACAGAAGTTGTGGTGGTAGTTCCTTGAACAGAAACAGCGCCGCTTGCGGCAAAAGCACCAGCACCGACCGGGAATCGAGCGTCAAACGCGTTGTCAAGTTGCCACATCGAACCGGCGTAAGGATTGCCAGAGTAGACAGTTCCATCTCCGCCATCGTACGACAGCACATCAGTGCTTGTTCCAACAAAAATACGACGCTCAGAACTTCCAGCCGCAACCGGATTTTGGCGCGCCCAATATCCGCCGTTGAACACCCACCAATTCCCATTCTCATCCAACCACGGATAAACCTGATTGTTCAGCGCAGGAGTCGTAGAACCAAAGTTGAAGAACGAGTTTCCAATCGCGCTGTTGAACGTCGCCTGAGTGCCTCCGATGATATCGTTGGCCAACTGTTGGTAGTTGGACGGACAATAATTGTACGGAAGGCTTGGAGCTGTGAGCGTGATGAGCGTTAGATTTGCCATACTATTCCGATGAGTAGAGAAGTGGATTTATGTCGCAACCTTCAAGAATCTTGCACCCCTGGAATGTCCTGCACTCGCCAACGGCAGATTCCTGAACGTCGTAAGCGTGAACTCGAATGCTCTTGATGCGGCAGTAACCGGAAATCGAGATGTTAAGCTGAACCTCGTAAAGATTCCTGGTCGGAGTGCTGATCGTGGAATTACACGGGATATCCGTAGGAGTCGGCAACCGCATCTTCGGCCTGTACTGAGGCTGAAAGTTGCTTATCGGACAAAGGTTATCACACTGCGTCGTAATCGCGCACTCACTCCATTCCGCCCACTCAAGCCAGCTAGGGTATTGGTCAGGGCGATACTCCACGTTAAATCCGACGTTGCCATCTAGCGAGTCGATGAAAATGTCGCCCGAATCGAGCTTCTTCAGTCCGAACGGAAGCTCGAAATTGTAGGCGCGAGTCTGAACCAACCATTGAATCTCCTTCTTTGGATCGGATAGATTCGAATCGAACTTGCTGGTCTTGCTGACCTCCCAAATCTGGATTGTGTTGTCCGATCCGCGAGCGATTGCGAAACAAGCGTCTCCGTAAGCGTTCTCGGTCTTGAGAATCTGCAACACATCCAATCCGGTCCAGATTCCAGCCCAAGCAGGAGGAAATTTTTTCCTCAGCGAGGTAATCAGATCGAAATCAAGAACCATCAACGCCTTGTGGATAACTCCGTCAGCCCTGTAACGAGGCTGTCCAGTCATCAGCAGACGGTTGTCGAACACGACCGCAGAACTGGCCCACAGCAAATTCGTCTGATCGTTCTCTGCGATGTTTAGGATTTCGTTGCTGATGGGTGTATTCCCCCAATCGTTGAACGAACGACGAGCGATGATAAACGAGCGAACTCCATCGACAGCTCGGTAGAAAACGTCTCCGTTAACCGTGATGGCAGACCTAGAGCCAAGCGCGCCACTGGTCAGCAAGCTGATAGCCTGAATCGGATAATTCAGGTTCTTCCAAGTATCACGATCTACTGGAGCTTGGATGCTGAAGACGTATCGCGGAGTGAAGATAAGAAGCGGTCCTTGCCCAAGCGACGTATCTGGATTGCCGGGGACGGCCATTGCCGTGATGCCTCCTGAATCCGACGGAACCGCGAAGTCTCCGCCCTCATTAAGGAAGGTGTTCTCGGTTTCCTTGAGAACACTGGCTCGCGTTCCATCCCCATAAACGATGTCAGTCGCTCGAAACGAAAACCCGTCAGGAAGCGCGTACCAGATGCGTCCATTGACGTAGGACATCATCTTCCCGGTCTTTATTTCGTCGTCGGTTGCGCGGCGCAGATTCGTTCCGTTGAAAATCAGCGGCTTGCTGAATCCATCTTGAATGACGACAAAGTTCTCCGCTTGAACCATCCATCCATCAAGCAGGTTGGAAGGATTCTCAAGATTCGGAGAAACCGTCAAATTCTGGGCGTTATTTTGAAGGCAGTCGTAAAGCCACACTTTACCACTGATCAGCATCAGAATGAACGTCTGACCGTTGTCTCCGATGTACGGAAGCGCGCACTGGAATGTGCCTGTCAGACTTTGAGAGCCATAACAATTCTCCGACCATCCATCAGCCGTCACGTTGGTCTGATCTGCCGTAATCTCAGCATTGTCCGCTGTAATCGTGGTGCAGAGATTGTAATCCTTCTGAATGAAACCGGGACGAGGGGAAATGAAACTCTGCCGGAAGCTGGCATTCACCGCAAACGCCACCTGATTCTTGTCCACCTCAGACGGCATCACGCCAGCGTCAATGCCACCCTCAAAGGTGACAGATCCGTCCGTGTACCTTCGTGGTGCGCGTTCGCTCATGGTTTAAGCCTGAATACGCTGGACAGAGAATGAGGAGCCGGTTTCGACGCTTAAATCGTGTGAAGTTGTCTGAATCAAGATGTCGTAGTAATCGCCAACTACAGACGCCTGATCGACGTAAGAAAACGACACAACAGGCAACGATTGTGGGGATGCGTTAGTGGCGTTGAAATTAAGCGTTTGAAAGATATTTGACCCATTTTTCCGCAAGAAAACAACAACCCGAGCAACGCCGCCACTACCAAGAAGATTGAACACACCTTCGATTTTGTAATACCCAGTATTAGGAACCACAAATCGACCAGTCGCGGCAACAAAGCCAGAAGACGGATCTAAGTTTGCCCAAGATCCAGAAGGAAAATCTGTAAGGCTAAACGGATTTTTGGTTGTTCCAGTCGCAATCAGGTTAGTTCCGGTCAACCTCCGTGTAAACGTGACGTAATTGAACGAAGCAATCGACGGAGCCGACAGTGTGATGTTTCCGGCGCTGTTCGTAACGACAATCGGAGCCGTTCCGACAATCTCCTTCTGAAGATAAGCCGCTCCGTCGCCGACCGGAATCTTGTTCGCGGGGGCGGTCGTCAGGTTTGTGCCACCTTGAGCAATCGGAACCGTGCCGGTGACATCGGCAATAGGAATCGTGGCAACCGTCGAAACCGCGCCAAAGCCGCTCGATCCTTGAGTCTTAACGTATCCAGCGGCCAATGAATCGAGAGCAGTCTCGTTTGTCAGCGTTCCATCCGCAGTGCGGCAAATGTAGGAAGCGCCAACCGGAGCGCCGCCGGATACACCGGGAGCGCCAGTCGCGCCAATCGCTCCAGCAAGGGTGATAAGTGAGCCAGTCGGAATCAGCGTAGTGGGAACAGCGTTGGCAATTCCGAGAACTCCAGAAGCGGGGTTCTGAAGCGTCAGTTGCAAGCCATCGACCGACGTAACCTGCATGTAGCCAAGACCTTGAATCGAGACAAAGAACTGGCCAGCAACCGATTCTGGCAGGAAATCGGTGTTATCGACAAAAACAAGGACGCTCGAACCAAGAGCGGGTACAAAAAATGGCGCAGTCGTGTAAGTGAACGAATCAATACCATCCGTTCCATTGGTGCCGTTGGTTCCAGCCGGACCTTGAGGGCCAGGGATATTCACGACAACCGGCTCGGAGTCGCAAGGCTGGCAACAGCCGGATGAAGAAACAAGTTGCGACGGCATAATTTTCCTTTCGCAGAACCTCAAGTCCAACGACAACTAATGCAAGGCCAAACTATGGCAGAGCAAGCGTCCGAGCATCCACTGATTCAACATAAGTACGGGATTCGTTCACCCGTCAAGATTCCAGACCTAGAACTGGAACTTTACGCATTCCGAAACCGGCTCCAACCCAATGAGGGTGGGTTAGGCACTTTCGACCATTTTGTTAACGCCACCAAAATGCTCTGGCCGAAGATGAGCTGGAATCCGTGGCTTGAAGCTCAAGTCGAAAGTCTCTGCGAACACGATTACGTTGGGTGGGCGGGATGCGGCGCGTCCGGCAAGACGTTCGGCGCGACTCTTTTCGCTACCGTCTGGTGGTTGGCCAACCCTTCCAAGACAACCGTTGTCCTGACA